CCCGGTTCCCCCTTGCCCCCTCCCCGCCCTTCGGGGAATTCTAGTTCCTTACCTTTTCCCATGATAAGATTTCTTGATGAAAAACTGTTATAATTTTCCTGGGTTCCCGGTGGATAATGCTGTTTTTTTTGCTTAATGACATTACTAAATTATATAAATTATAGTCATCAGGAGGGGTCATAGGGGAACCTAGGTTCCCCTGTTAGCAAAACTTCAGTCGGTCTTCAACATACGCTACGTCTCTGCTGTTCCTAGTGCGCGGAACAACACTACTTACCATCATATGGCGTTCATACGCCCCCTTACTCTCAAAGAAGAGAGTCACCGGGTCTTGTCCGAATTCCCCCGTACAAATTCCCACCTTGAAGAATTGGTCTTCGCTTCGTGAACCCACCTTACAGTCAACGTGGCGCTCGCCAGTGATTGCGTTTCGAATGGATGACCCAACGCATCCAGATGCGAAACAGTTCACCTTCGTCTTCTTCCCATACTTCGGGTTGAAGCGCATTAGCGTGACCGCGTTCTTGTCCGTCTTGTGATCGGACATAATGCGTTGCATGCGACCACGACTGTGTCCCGACAGTCGAATTGACCCGACACCGTCGGCCACGGATAGGTCATCGCACTCCGAAATAAAGTCCTCATAGTATTCGTATCCCGACATGGTGATTGCGCCTTGTAATATGTTATTATTTATGTATGGGTTTCTTTAAATCAATTTTTTTATATATTTTAAATCGAACTAAATTTTCGCCGCTTTTCTCTCTTGGATTTTATCCTCGATGATTTTTTTTATTTGTGCGTCCAGTGTGGCAACCTTTGCTTTCAAGTCCTTATTCTCTTTCGCCAATGCTTGAATCACGTTATGTTGTTCCTCAAAGCGCGCTTGATACTGTTGCAACTGTTGTTGAAACTGATGCTCCATCATCATTTTCTCTCGTTTTGCTTTGATTTCTTCCATTTGTTTCAAGACTTCCGGTTTATTTTCTGGTTTTCCGGGATGATAGTTTTCCAACAAGGCGTCGATATCTTCCATAAAAAACTTTTTTATAGCAGGTTCTTTCACAAAATCATCGACTGTTTTCGTTGTCTCAGTAATATAAGGATTATGCGGACCCATATCTTCCAATAATTTTTTTTTATCAAAAGAATTATGGACATGTGAAAACACCAATATCGTTTTTGCACTATCCATTTGAACGAATGGTATTTTGTATTCTTTTAAAAAAGAACGTTCTTCTGCTAGTGCGGCTACATCATCATACCTTGTTTGTTTCAATAACTCCTTACGGAAAGCAAACGTGGCAGCAGTGGCGTGATTCGGTCCGTAAGGTCCGAATTTATACATTTTTTGAATATGTTTAAAGTAAATATACATCTCGCTTGAACCTGTAATCATTATATTTGGGTTGGCTTTCAGTGTTTCGACACAGTGTGCGACGCGTTCGGGTGGATAATAGTCGTCGTCGTCCATATACACAATAATTTCGCCTTTGGCCTTTTCGTGCATTAAATTCCGTTTTTTACCCAAGTTCATCTTCTCTTCGTATTTAAAATATCTTACTTGTGGTATGTTAATTACCAAGTCTTCGATTTTATCTGAACCATCGTCTATGATTACCCATTCCATTCTATCTTTCGGATAAGTTTGGTTTTTGAAACATTCAATTATCATAGAATAAAAGGGTCTTCTGTTAAATGTGGGTGTGCATATGCTAACAAATGGATATTGTTTGTTTCTATTTCTAGTTTGTTTGTTTTTTTTATTGTTTGTTGATGCCATTTATTCAACATATTTTATTAGTTTTATATTGTTATTTTATTTTTGTTATTTTTGTTATTTTTGTCATAATAAAGTTGTTTAGTTCCCGCAAGTTTTAATTGCTTGAGTATAATCTACCAATGTAGAAGTCAATTTGCTCATGTCACCCATTGGTTTATACGTTTCGGGATAAAAAAAGTAAATGAATATACACGCAAAAATGGCAAATAACGCTTCAACCACTCCATGGGTTTTATACGCTTCGGTAATCACATAAAATGATATAATATACATAATTACGGACATCTTATATTTTACTACGTCCTTCAGCGCATTGAAAAAATTATATTTTGACTTTTCATCTCCCGATTTTTTGGCAGTAATAAAAAACGGCGTTAACAAGGAAATAAACGCGGAAAAGAAAACCAAACATGGTAATATTAACCAACTTCCCAAGAATAAAAACGCCCAAAATAGTATTACGAGTGTTATACATAACCAAACAACACTTTGGTGTTTTCCCGGTTTTTGCCATTGGAATTTTGATTTGTCGGAGTCGGAGGGGGTATATTTGCCTTTATAAAAAAACACTTCGGCCTTGGAAAACCATAACCACCAAGAATATATTGTGTTGAAAATTATCATACCCACGAGTATGAAAAATACAATATATGGCATAATAAACACTATCACACTTTCAGAACAATTTTTATTAATTGTTTCATACACTTTGTTTACCACAACATTATTCATTTGTATGAGATTTTGAAGAATAAACAAAAAATACGCCAATAAAATAGAAGGTTTGGGTATTTCATCTATATTACTGTTGGCAGGAGTCTTTACCTCGGGTTCCAACAATCTCCGTATCCAGTCAATTCCCAATATACCATTTTTAATTGTATTCATATTTTCTTCCGTTGGAAAAACGATTTTGGCAGATTTTATATCATCTGCCGTTTTTACAACATTCATGTTGATTTGTATTTCTTGAAGAATTGGTAAAACATCACCTTTAAATGGTGAGCAATCAAGTTCAGTTGGCGTTATGTTGGATTGCGCCACTTTACAATTATATAACATGACCGAACCTGTAAAAACAATTATAGTTAAATGTAAAAGGTCAAGTCCTATATTCGCAAAAAAACTTTGGATTTTCGTTAAATTTGACTCACCTGAAGTTTTCTTTTTCTTTTCTTCGATAGTGTTGTCTGCCATATCTATTCAAACTATACTATAGTTTATGTATATTTAATTTTAGACCTTTCTCAATAAATGCCGACGTTGACAGTCCAAAGGTGTAGACAGGGTTGTTATTCAATTGAACTTGTTTTGAACCCCGCTAATTTTATACATCTTATAATATATAAGAATTGATGACTCTTTCCAAAAAACATAAAACTCTTTTTTACGTTTTGTTTTTCTTATGTTTTTTTGGATTTATCAAATTTTTTCAACATAGGTTTGGATGTTATAGCATTGAACCTATGATTGATAAAGGTTTACCGTCAACCAGTCATAGTGTGAATTTACCAATAAATACAACGTATAGTTGTAATAACATGTGTGGTCCCATGGCAAAATGTTCTATCACAGGGGAACAATGTTCTACAGATGTAGACTGTTATGGGTGTCGTCACATGTATGTTCCTCCTAAAACCAATTATGTTGGCGACGATGTTCGTGGACAAAATGACGCTGGAAAATTGACTGTAGGACAGACACCGCAATATTCTTCTCTCACAACGGATATTGGAAGTCGAGCGGCGTTCTTTGACAAAAACGCACAGGTTCCGCAATATAGTGAAGGAACCAATATATGGCGAACGTCGTTCGACTATGGACTGATGTTATACGATAAACGTTATAATCCTAATTTACAATATCAAGAATTTCTACCTAAATATCCAGAAAGAACCACTTTATCTGGCGAATTTGTGGATAACGGACCACTCGCAGCGAACGACTACTTGAACGTTTAAATTTTAAGTTTTAAAATTTTTAACGGCGTCTTAAATTATGCGGTTTTGTTCGTGTTTTTCTTATTTTCTTGTTTTTTATTTTTCTTATTTTATTAGTTTTTATTTTGTTTTTAATTCTTAGTTTTTTATTAATTTTCCCCATTCCTCCATCAAGCACATCCATCGGTACGTTTTCGTCTCCGTTGGAAGTTTCATCTATATAACTAACAACGTCCATTGGTATTTGTCCATGGTCAGGTAAACTTAAACGTGATATACTAGAAGGTTCATCGTCAACCTCCATTGGAAAAGATGGTTCTAAGCGTTGTCTAGAAAACATTAAACAAACGGATTGATAATATTGTCTAGACCAAGCATTAAATGCTCTTGATGCATCATCGCTTCGCCGGTGTGTACCTTGTTGCGGGTCAATTGCGTGCAAAACTCCTTCTTCATCCTTTGAAAAAATTATACTGTGGCCCGACGTTAACGCACTACCGTTGAAAAGAGGTACTCGTTCAGGAGGAGTATTATCATCATATCTCAACATTTTGACTATCGTACAAGAACCATTGGGTAGTGTGGTTTGTAAAAAATCAATAAAAGACTGTGTTTGTTGTAGATTTCTTATATCAATTCGCCGTTCAAATTGTGGATTTCCACCATTTGAATTAAACACATAATTCATCATTTCTTGAAAAGTAGTTCCTCTTCGATTTATCACCCTGACTAAATTTTCACCCTGTTGTCTCGTAAAAACTCCTAAAAAAGTTAACGAGTTTATTCCGCATCCAATGTTTCTATTATTTAGTAACGCTCCGCCGTCTTCCGCCCACCTTTGAAATCTTGCGTTTGAATCACAGTAACGTAAAATAGATAAATTCAGTTGTTGATTCATTTATAAATAATAAAGATAAATAATATTTTTTCACTTTACAAATCAAATCAAAACTTTTATTTTTTGCGAATAACTACTTGTTTAACAATTGCTCGCACGATTTTTTTTAACGAATCATTGTTTCCAGGTTCGTTCAAGTGGTTTAATCCTGAAACAATTTGCCCTAGAATACTCAAATATTCATCGTTATTTTTATCATCATACGCCATACAAGTTGGATGTTCTTCTACCCATTCTTTCATTTTCAAGAATTTTTTATGTGCCAAATGTTTTGTTAATCGTGTAACGCCATCAAAGTTCGTGTCTTTTTCCCAAACATTGTTGGTTTTAATATAAATAATTTCTCTCTTTTCATCTGAACAATGCATGGGTCTTTCATTTTGGTCTAATGACTTTAACTCTCTCACAATTACATTTGATATTCCTTGAACGTATCCATTTTTTCCAGTATATTCCAAGTCTTCCATTTTAATTTGTATGGAATCAATAAATTGGTTAATATTCATGGCATTTTTACAAGTTTCATTCAAGAAAAATTGGAGATTAAATTGATTGTTTTGTGTATTATTTACTGTTGTTGGTTTTTGCGCAAGTTCCATCATGAATTTTTGTTGTTCCATCATCATTTCTTTGAATTCTTGGTTTTGTTTTACAAGAGTCCATATAAGTTCGACATCTTTATCGACTTGTTCTGTTTCATTCTCATCATCTTCATCATATTCTTTAACGTCTTTATAGTCTTTATCGTCATTTTTTGTATTCAAAGTTTCTGATTCTAAACATGTTTTTTTGTGTTTCCACAATCCAGTTCGTTCTTTATATTTCTTACCACAAACGCATACAAAATTTTTAACATTTTCGGCGTTTTTTTTGTTGACAAAAACGCCAAGATGTTTTTTTGTTAATTTATGCCTTTCAAACTCCGAGTTTTTAGAGCATAAGAAGTCACAACGTTTACAATAGAATTTTTCGGCGTTTTTTCCTGTTGACATTTCTGTTGATATTTGTCAACAAAAAAAAACGCCTAAGTCCTTTTCCTAAAAATAGTAATTTTTTTTACAGTCACAACATGAAAAATCAAAAAACGAAATGAGAGCATTTCAGTCACAAGTGAATTTTTTCTTTTTTTTTCGGGAAAGCCAAAAGGAAAACCCGTTTTTGGACATTTTTAAAATGTCCAATTTTGGATTTTTCGAATGGGTCTTGGGAAAAAAATTTAATTTCATCAGACTGAGAAATTAAACATATTAATTATAAAGACTTTTATTATTGTAAATGGTCTTGGAAAATTAAACTTGCAAAACCGAATAATTTAATAAAATCAATAAAACATCATTAATAATAATTGTAAAATAATAATTATAAAATAAAAATTTTATTTTAATTTTTATTTTAATTTTTATTTTAATTTTTATTTTTTAATTAGAGATATTTTTCTGTATAATTGCTTGTTTGGCTATTGCTTTTATTATTTTTTTCATGGATTCTTGGCATTCACTCCCATTCAAATGCGTAAAACTTGATGTGATTTGTCCCAAGATATTCAAATAATCATCGTTTTTCTTATCATCATGCGCCATACACGTGGGGTTTTCTTCTACCCATTCTTTTATTTTTAAGAATTTTTTATGCGCGAGATGTTTCGTGAAACGGGTTACTCCGGCGTAATCTATGTCTTTTTCCCAAACATCATTGGTTTTTATATAAATCACTTCTCTCTTCTCGTCTGAGCAGTGCATGGGTCTAACCTTCTGGTCGAGTGCTTTTAATTCTCTCACAATCACATTCGAGAGACCCTTGACATAGCCATGCTTCCCAGTATAATCCAAGTCTTCTAATTGAATTTGAATGGAATCAATAAATTCATTAATATTCATGGCATCTTTACATGTTTCGTTCAAGAAAAACTGAAGATTAAATTGATTATTTTGTGTGTTATTTGTGTTTGCGTTGTTGTAAATAGTTGTATTGTTTACAGTATTTGAATTTTTTACAAGTTCCATCATGTAATTTTGTTGTTCCAACATCATTTCTTTAAATTCTTGGTTTTGTTTTACGAGAGTCCATACAAGTTCAGCATCTTTGTCTATTTCCTTTTCTTTTTCTGTTTCTGTTACTTCGTTGTCCAAAGAAACTTTGCACGCTTTTTTATGCTTCCAGAGACCAGACCTTGTTTTAAATGATTTTCCACAAGAGCATAATGGTTTGGTGACACCGACAATTTTGGATGTTTCCAAATGTTTCCTGCTCTCAATATGACGTATCCAAAGACCTTCGTGAGAGCATTTGTAGTCACAATTATCACAATAAAATTCGGTGTCACATTTTTCATTTTCAATGTTTCCAATTTCTGAATTTTTATGTTTCAGTGTCATTAAATGTCTAGTCCAATAACTTAACTTAGAGCAGGTTACATCACAAGTTTTACAATGATATTTTGGTGTTTTTTTAAAATTCTCAATGTTTCCTAATGTTTCCATTTTTATATAAATGTCCGATTTTATTTTTAAGTTTTTTTGAAAAACATAAATTTTTTACAATCACAACATGAAAAATCAAAAAACGAAATAAGACCATTTCAGTCACAAGTGAAATATTTCTTTTTTTTTCGGGAAAGCCAAAAGGAAAAGTCGTTTTTGGACATTTATAAATGTCCAATTTTCATTTTTGGAGGGGGGTCTTGGAATGAAAAAATTTCATCATGTGACTGAAAAATAAATTAAGGTTGTTGTTTTTTATTTTGTTATTATAAACAATAACAAAATAGTTTTACACCAAAAACCGGTTTTTTACGTGAGTTTATGGATTTTTATGTTCATTCATTGGATTTTGAAAAACCATTGTGCTAATTGTGTTCGTAGCGTTCGTAGCATTCGCATTCGTAGCATTCGATTCATTCACAGTTGAATTTGTCTTTGTAGAATTGTTTGTATTGTTGTTATGTTCTCCATTTTTTACAACGTTTTCTTCTTTTTCCACTTCGATTAAAGCATCTTCATCCACGTATGTTCCTTCTTTAATATTTTTGATTTGATTCAATAAACGTTTCAATGTTGCATCGTTGGTTTTTTCATAAACATGAATAAGTGTTGCTAAACTATTTAAAGCAACCCCAAACCATACAAGATGTTGTAAGTTATAACCAGCAGCAACCATGGTTACAAATATACCCAATGATTGAACGAAATGAAATAAATAAATAAAAATATTGTTGGTTTTATTTAAACATTCGCGTTTTTTCATGAATCTTTTTAAATCGTTTATTTGGTTGTCCTCAAAAATCCTTTTAATTTCTATTGAAGTGTCTTGAGGAGAGGACATTATATATTATCCACTTTTAAAAATCCACTTTATCCACTTTAAAAAAGTGGAGCAAATAGTTCACTTTATACTTTTTTCATTTCAAACGTCAAATTGAAGTGAAAATGGAAATGAAAAGATAATAAGTATAATAAAGATAATAAAGGTAATATAATGAAATTGTACTATAATGAAGTTATTACATTCATATTTATTTGCTACGTTGTTTTCCCGAGTCTCGTCATCACTGACACCAACAAAAAAAATATGTAGAGACTGTAGACATTTTATTGGAAATAATATAGAGTGTGGAAAATTTGGCGATACGAATATAATAACCGGAAAAATAACCTATGAGTCTGCGCGGTCCGCAAGAGAAGATAATGAAAAGTGTGGAGAAGACGCAGTTCTCTTTGAAAAAAACCATTTCAAAATAATTACAGTTCCTTACTATTATTTCAAGGACAATCTACTATCTCTTATATCATTTGGTTTATTAAGTATATATATTATTGCGTTCGTTAACAACTTACATAAATAATAATATTAAAACCGGTGCGTTTGAAATAAAAATGTCATTAGTGACGATTCCTTGTAAAATTCAAAGACGATTCTCATTTAAAATTCAAATGAAAGATTATATCTATCTTTTTCACTCAACTTTGTTCTTTTTCCTAAAAATTTAAAATATTTATTTGACAAAGAATATTGTTTTGGTTTTTTACTTTGTAATACTTTCAAGCGAACTTTCATAATCATTCCTACTTGCCATATACGCTTATGTGTATATTTTTTATTTTTGTATAAATGTTCTAATTTGTCAATCGTATTCTTGACATCATCTAAGGTTGTATATTTTATATGTATTGTATCTTTTGGATTTTTGTCAATATATACATCAAACGATTTTTTTGGATTGTTTGGATTAAACAAAAACTGTTTTTTTGTTTTATTTTTGGGGATTTTAATATTTTTTTTTGTATTATTTTTCATAAAATGTAATAACATTTTATAAAAATCCAGCATTATCCACCGGGAACCCAGGAAAATGATAACAGTTTTTCATCAAGAAATCTTATCATTGGAAAAGGTAAGGAATTAGAATTCCCCGAAGGGCGGGGAGGGGGCAAGGGGTCGGAGGTCGCAACGCGACCTCAACCTTATTGCGCTTCGCGCAATTGGGGAACCGGGGGTTCCCCCTATAAAAATCTGCCATTTGAAAAGAAAAAGTGTAAAAAGCAAAGAATCTAAGTTGCATAAACCAATCCACAGTTTCCACCAATAAAACAAACCATGTTAATTCTCTCTTCAAACAAATGCATGTTGAAATTATAATCGTAAATTCGCCATGTTGGTTTATTGATTCCAATAATTTGACCTGTTTGGGGATCACAAATCGCCAAAGACTGTGCGTTCGGATCTAACGCAGGAACAATGGTATTCAATTCAAATTCGATTGTTGTGAACCGACTCATATTAATTCCACCGCTAGGTTGTAAATCAAACGGCGAAGTATTTAAACAAAAGTTATACAAATAGAGTCCATCCAAAGCGTAGCCATCTGTCCGCCCATATTTTTCAATATAATTATATACACCCACAGGTTGTTGGTTCTCTCGATAAGTTCCATCCAACAATATTCCCATGTTTACTAAAATCGTCTTGGCGTTTTCAGCGTTATAGTTCCCAGTTATCATCCAACCCGTCAATTTTCCGTCGGCGTTCACTCCAGGACCTACAGGCACAGAAATCCCGGAACGAGTCACTTGATAAGAACCATCGGTGGGTGCTTGTATCAAATCATTGGGAATATAACGATATGGCCAATTTGTATAATTCGTCCACTCATTGCGTAGATTCGCATCACTCCTCTGCATATAAAACATGTAATTGGCAGTCATACCAATGGAATCGAGTTCAATCTTATTCGCCCCCGTAATATTATAATAATCCCTTTCTCTCACTTGTTTAAACAAATATTTCTGTTCTTGTAAAGCAAAAATACGTTGTTCTTCATTTGAGAGAAATCCATAGGTGCAAATTAGATGAATATCAGCATTCCATAAAACACGAGTGTCTGTGTATGATGTAACCCCCAATTCCACATCAGGAGGTGTTTGTAAAAAACGATAAAACTGCATATAATACAAGTTGAAATTCGGGGCAACATAAGGGTAGTTATTCAAACTATCAAACACATCACGAATCTGAAACAACTCTTGTATTGGTCTCATGGTAATATTAATATGAAGTTCGTTGTATTGTAGCGCTGCCAGTGGAAACGCCATTTGACTTTTCAAGTTGAACCAAGCATTCAATGGAATATAAAGAACACGACCACGGATAGAAGGTTCGGCACCCGCATTGTTTTCCGTATAAAACGCATTGGGATAAGCGTTTACGCGAGCACCTGCGTTGGCGGGGTCATTCAGTTCAGGAACATTCCCAATCATAGAATTGAACAATTCACGTTTTTGACCACTAAAATCACGCGTCACCATGGCAATCAAGTACGCCCCTGAAAATTCTTGCAACAATTGACCACCGCATGTGATTTCTATTTTCTGTATCATTTGTGCACCAAGATATTCAATCCACTTGAATTCGTAAGGAATCCATTGACCATTGTTATCATCAGTAGGTGGCGTAATTGGACTCCAAATATTGGGGAGTTCTACGGAAAGATAACAATCCATTAATAAATCGGCGTATCTAGGAATTTTAAATGTAAAATAGGAACTTTCAGACAGACGCAATGTTTTGGATCCCTCAAAATCGACGCGAAATTTTTGAAGACCAAAGTTGGTATATTTGGCATATGTAGACTTGAAAAAAGTTTTTGAAGGATTTCCATTCAAAATTATATTTTGTTGCCCTTGGGAGACTAAATTCATCAAACCACCTGGCATATCTATAAAAATAACGATATATTATATTTGTGTTTTATCTTTAACTTGTTTTTAGAGGGTTGAGAAACTAACCCGATAGATAAAAAATCAATATAATATAGTAAATGGATAGTTCATCAACCACAACAGACATGATAAAAAATTTAACCAAACAAATGAATGATGAATTTGTGGGGAACGCATTGTTTGTCATTACTATTGTAATTGTTATTGCTGCCGGAGTTTATTTATGGTATATGTTGAGATTGAACGCAAGAGAGTGTTCTTTGATGGATAGTTTATATTCAACCATGGATAAATATATTATTTCTCTCAACTTTTCCGACCCTAACTGTAAATATACATTGAAGGATTATTATATTAAGACGGCGTATAACTGTTGTAGTGGCGGGTCATATAAAAATGATTTCGTGAATACTTGTGTATTGAAAGATCTTATAAAACAAGGTGTGAGAGGTCTGGATTTTGAAATTTATTCTATGGGCGACCAACCAACCATTGCCACATCTACTGTAGAAAGTGATTATGTAAAGGAGACCTATAACAGTGTTCCATTTGCCGACGCACTTTCGGTGATTACAAATTACGCATTTACAGGAACAACCGCACCAAACCCGAAAGACCCTATTTTGATACACTTACGTATTAAAAGTACAAATCAGTCTATGTATAAAAACTTCGCCAAAATTTTGGAATCCTATGATGGGTTTCTTCTTGGACCCGAATATAGTTTTGAAAATCAAGGACATAATTTAGGTGATGCAAAATTACAAGACTTGGCGGGAAAAATAATAATTATTGTTGAGAGACTGAATACGACATATATGGACGTTAAAGAGTTTTATGAATATGTGAATATGACGAGTGCATCCATGTTCATGAGAGCGTTACCATATTATGATGTAAAGTTTACACCAGATTTGACAGAGTTACAAGAGTATAATAAGAAGAATATGACAATTGCACTACCTGATGCGGGGTCTAACCCAGAAAACCCGAATGGTGTTGTATGTAGAGAGACGGGATGTCAAATGATTGCGATGCGATATCAAAATTTCGACGCGAATATTCAAGAGACTATTTCCTTTTTTGATAAGAATGGGTATGCGTTTGTATTGAAACCAGAGAGATTGCGGTTTATTCCAGTGACAATACCGACACCGCCACCTGCCAACCCAGCACTTTCGTTTAAAACACGAACGGTTTCTTCGGACTATTATAATTTTAATATCTAATTAAATTTGTTTTCTTATATTACTCGCTATTTCTAGAAAAAATAAACTATGCCAATGATTTTGTAAATATTGTTTACTTAATTGAGAGAAACCTAGTTGAGAGAAAGATAACGTTTTGCTCCACTTTTTCAAAAGTGGAATAAAAACTATACAATATATATGAGGAAAAAGGATGCGTGTGATAATTCTATGTCATTTCAAGAATGTGAGTTAGCCATATTAAGAATGTTTGTAGATAAGGCAGAAGAAAATGTTGGAAAAAAGGTAGTGAATTCACCTGAAGTTAAAAAACTCATTCAAATTGTGGAAAATTTCATTCGTTTAAAACAACGAATATGTTATGGTGGAACCGCCATCAACAATATCTTACCGAAACAAGACCAATTTTATAATAAAGAAACCGAATTAAGTGACTACGATTTTTATTCACCAAGTGCACTAGAAGACGCAAAAGAACTGTGTGACATTTATGTAAAAAATGGCTTTGTGGAAGTAGAAGGAAAAAATGGAATGCACGAAGGGACCTATAAAGTATTTGTGAATTTTATCCCCGTAGCGGATATAACATATTTACAAAAAGACATTTTTAATTCAATCAAAAAAGAAGCAGTTCAAATAAGTGGTATACTTTACGCTCCCCCGAATTTTTTAAGAATGGCGATGTATTTAGAGTTATCAAGACCTGCCGGTGATGTTAGTCGTTGGGAAAAGGTATTGAAACGTCTCACGTTATTGAATAAAAATTATCCATTAACCGCCAAACAGTGTAGTTCTATCAATTTTCAACGAGACATTGAAAATGAAACAACCACAATAGAAGATAAAAAACTTATTTACGAAACGGTGAAAGACACATTTATTAGTCAGGGAGTGGTGTTTTTTGGAGGTTACGCAATCTCTCTATATTCGATGTATATGCCAAAACATTTGCGAAAGCAACTTCAAAATATTCCAGATTTTGATGTTTTATCAGAAGAACCACATGATACCGCGCAAATTGTGAAGGAAAGACTACTATCAAATGGTGTAAAAGGTGTAAAGTTGAAAGAGAAACCCGCAATTGGAGAGATAATCGCACCACATATTGAGTTATTGGTTGGAGAAGAAACAGTTGCGTTTATTTATAAACCAATTGCGTGTCATAGTTATAACGTTATTAAAATGTATGGTCAAGAGATAAATATAGCAACCATAGATACCATGTTGAGTTTTTACTTGGCCTTTTTATACGCGAATCGACCTTATTATGACAAGGATAGAATCTTGTGTATGTCTCAATATCTATTTCAAGTTCAACAAGAAAATCGCTTGAAACAAAAAGGTCTTTTGAAACGATTTAGTTTAAAATGTTATGGTCACCAAGAAACGTTCGAAGAGATACGCGCCAAAAAGGCCGAGAAGTATCAGCAATTGAAGGGAAAAACGAAAACGAGAGAATACGAAGAATATTTTTTGCGTTACCGTCCTGCTGACAAAATAATGGAAAAAAATTCTAGTTCTAGTTCTAGTTCTAGTAAAAGAACCAAACCAACAAAAACAACCAAAAACAAGAGTTATAAAAATATGTCTAAACCAACAAAACGCGCAAAGACAAGGAAAGTGAGACGTGGTCGGGGAGGACTATTTTTTTGATAACGCAGTTCTAACTTCTCAACCCAAATAAATGTTATGTAGAAAAAAAATTGATTAAATGTGATTTTTAGTTATTTAAAATCACATTCAAGTAAAAGAACTAAGTGAAATAAATTTCGAAAAATGCAAGAACGACAACCATGCGCAAGTTGCAATCAAGTGAATCACACTTCACGATGTCCAGTGTTAATTGCGTCTGGATACAGACCAATGCTACGAGACGCACCCCCTTACGCCCAGTTTCTTGAGAGACTGAGAGCAGGGCGAGTTCGTTTGGAGGAAACGATTCTCCAAAACCCAGGTAACTTGGAATATTTGAGAATGTTAGATATAATACAAAGAACGACTACCGCGGTATCGCGAATGAGTTCGATGTCTGTGTTCAGAAGCACAGTCCCAGTACAAACACTTAACTTAACTCTTGAAGAAACAATACAACTGGTGAATACTATCAGTGCGAATGTGAACACGAGTGAAACCATCGCCCTTCAAGAAAGACTTGAAAGTGAAAGAATTCGACAACGAGAATTAGAGGGAATAAGACGTCGTATGATAGCGTCAGAAGAGGCTAGAATTTCAGCGAGAAATGCTAGAGCAGCAGCGACCGTCGCAAGAGCACAAGCGACAACAGCGACAGTACAAGAATACAGCCAAGAAACTTTGAATAGTATGGAAAACGCGTTTCGTCTAGAGTATTCTTTGTTTGAAGAAAGAGGGCGGGACTTGTCAGCATTAAGAGATAGAATTAGTCGGTATCGCGAGGGATTGACCAATCAAGTAATTGAACGAACTCGCGCGCACATAAAAAGAATAAAAATTGTATGTAAAGAAAGCGACGGTGAACCAACAACGGTAGAATGCCCAATTTGTTACGATGAATGTTGTGAAACGAAATGTGTACAAACCAATTGTAAGCATGCGTTTTGTTTGGACTGTATGACTTCTCATTTGGATTCTATCAAAGACAAAACAATTTTGTCAGGTTGCCCAGTTTGCCGTACGGAGTTGACGTCATTGTGTGTAACTAACGAAGAAACACGGGAGGAATTTGAGAAAACCATTATCGTCAACTTTTAGAAAAAGTGGAGCAAAAATAGCAGGGAACCTAGGTTCCCCTAAAAACATATATTTTCCAAAAGAATAACATAAACATCTTGAATGATTTTAACAAACAACTTAAAGAAAATGGAATCTTTGGAAACAATGTCAGGAGGAACAATTTCAGAAAACCACCGAAAAAAAACAAAAAACACCAAAATAAATTTCTCAATAAAATATCGCATCAAGTAATAACCAAAATCAAAAAAGGAATAAGGTTGAATATAGGAACACATTTGCGTAGAAGTTTGTTTAATGAAAAAAAGATGAACGTCCAATAACCCCGCTAACATACGGTGTATATTGGTTGTTTCATTTTTTACGCAAAAAACGTATTTTAATTTATCCAGTCCAAGCAAGTTGAGGTGTAGTCTTTTTTTGTCGGAGGATGGAGGAAAAATATAAGGGTAAATGCCGTCATAATATTTTCCCTTATACAACATATTACCATCTATAAAAAAGGGGACAAAACAAGACTTGCGAACTGCCAAAAACAAATCGTCAAGAGACTTATAAACATATTTGACTATTTTTTTGCGTTTTGTAACATCATGATAAGAAATGTAAAGACGACGGTTTATTATGTCGCAAATATTGGAAGGTAAACGTAACTTCAATTGTTGTACTGTTTTTTCAAATGCATCATCGAGTTTATAATTTTCTTTGAATGAAATCATAATAATGTTATATAACTCTTCTGCCACGTCAAGAGCATCTGCTAAATAAAGCAACGCACAAATAACACCAATGCTACAACAAGAAATATTATCCACTTGAATATGATTTCGTTTTTCAAGTGCTTTCAAAAATTGTAAACCACCGAATAAATAACTACCGTTGAAAATCCCTCCGTCTAAAATCAAATCTATTTTCTGTGGTTTCTCTCCATTTAACAATGGAACATCATTCACAAGTTTATTAACATATTGTTCAATCATAGAAAATCAACAAAGATTAGTTATTGATTTACTATATTTTTAATCGGTGATTTTATCCAGTAGGGGGAACCCACGGTTCCCCCTTGCCCCCTCCCCGCCCTTCGGGGAATTCTAATTCCTTACCTTTTCCCATGATAAGATTTCTTGAATAAAAACTGTTATAATTTCCCTGGGTTTCCGGTGGATAATGCTGTTATTCAGCGTTGAATTGAATGACAAACGAGTTGATTCCGGATTTTGCTCCACTTTTTCTAAAAGTGGATGATCTCGTTTTTTTGCTCCACTTTTTCTAAAAGTGGAATGTATGGTTGAAAACTGCGCTATCTATTGTCTCTCATTTCAGAATGAAGAGAGAAAACAGGCAATGATCCAACGATTTCAACAATTAGGTCTAGAGGATCATGTCACGTTTTACGAAGGTGTAAATCATGAGGATGAGAGATTATTGAACGCTGGCGCCGCCAAAAGAATTTGGTCGTACACCTATGGTCACTTGGACATGATTCGCATGTTTTATGAAGAAACCGACAAAGAATATGGAATATTTTGTGAAGACGATATTTTGATTCGAAAAGATTTCTTAACATATTTACCCCAACTTGTTCAAGATACGAGAGAAATGAAGTTGGATATTTTGTTGATGGGTTATCTTACCAACCAAATCATTCAAGCATTCCCTGGGTTTGAAGAAAAAATAGACAATCACGTGAAAGATTTCCCCTTTAAGTATCATAATTACCCAGAACATATTTGGGGCGCCCAAATGTATATGATACCAAGATACCACGCGAAATACTTACTTGAAAAATACGCACCGCCTTATGCGGAAGAAAGTTTGACGAATACAACTCTTCGTTGTTTCAACTCGGATAATTGTATTACAAAAGAAGGACATCGTTCTATTTTATATCCGATGATAGCGGTGGAGGATGGAAAAACAGACTATGTGGATGAAGGACAACAATATTTTCATAAGGGGTGTTTTGCGATGAATTATGTGGAGGGATTATTTTTATAGAAAATGTAAAAGTCTATCGTCTTCTTGACTTTTTCGACCTTTT